TTTGACAGAATTTTATAGTAATTAGGGTTTTCCTGTAAGTGGTCTCTCGCTATTTTTCGGGCTACCTCTTTTACAGAAACGCCTTGTTTTTTAAATTGCTCAATAGTTTTGGCGTGTTCCATTTCCATTTCCGCACCCTGTTTAAGTGCTGACATAGTTATCGAACCACCTTTTTTGTATTTATTAACGTCAGCCGAAAATTCCATTGGAGGTGGAATAGGTACTCCGTTTCCCGCACTTTGATTTATTTCAGACAACTCTTTCCAATACTTTTTTGTGGCTTCTTTGTTAATTATTGCCTCTCCACCCTCAACTTCAATAGGTTGACCCGTATCAACAACGATAGCGGGGATACCACCTTTGTCGTGGCTTTTACCAACGAAAAGTCCGCCTTTTTTACCGCTTGTTGTTTTATTAAATTTTTTCAAAATTTTTCCTGTAAGGGTTTTTTTAATAGTCAAAGTTAGTGTTTAATTTTTTAAAATTTTAAATTTCAAGACGGTTTTTGGCTAACGATTGATTTTTTTCTAATTTTGTTGTTAAACAAAAAAATTTTGAATATGTCAAAAGGTACAAAAATTGCTTTGATTACACTTGGGGCTTTGGTTGTTGGTGTTGGAGTTTATATGATTATTTCCAAAAACAAAAACAAGTCAGGTAACAAAGAAAAAGACGACAGAAATGTTGTTGTTAAACGCTCTTAAAAAAAATTTAAAATGGCAACTTACACACTTTCAGTACCACACACAGGGTTGGTTTCTCCGTCTTCTTGGGGAAGTAGAAATTCAATCGTTGGTATGGTTGATAAAATAATTTCTAATTACGGAAGCTATTTAAAATTTGCTTCTGAAAATTCTAAAATTCCTGTTGAAGTTCTTGCTTCATTTATTGCTGTTGAGAGTGGCGGAAACGCTACTGCGGGTGGTTCAGGGTCTAAAACTCAGGGTTTAATGCAATGGAATAGAGATTTTGCTCAGAATACGCTTGAAGCTGAATATCGTTTAAAAAGACTTACTCCCGCTGAAAAAGACAAATTAGCTTCTTTTGGAATTAAGTTTGACGCTAACGGTAAAACAAGAGCAATTACTCAGGCAGACCAAATAAAACCCGAATTAAACATTTTGATTGGTTCTATCTTATTGGGTCAATATGCTGATAGTTATTTTGACGGAGGTAAAAAACAAAATGTTTGGGCTGTTGACGGAAACAATGATTTACGTCTTGACAGAATGATTGCGGTTTACAATGCGGGGGCTTATGGGTCAATCGGTAAAGCGGGTCGTCTTGGAAATCACACCACACCAAAAGCCTTAGCTGACGCTGTTCCTGAGCCAACAAAATCTTATATTAAGAAAATTTTAGGAGTAAACGGAGCAATGGACGTAGCAACCAAAGAAGTAGCACCTAAAATCAAAAATTTAGGTTAATTTTAAAACAACTTTAAAACAAACAAAATGGCAACAAAGACCACAAAAAAAGCAACTGCTAAGAAAAAAGCACCTAAAAAAGCGGTAACTAAAACTTGTTCAACTGCGGGACGCACGTTGAAAAAATCAACAAGAAAAAGTGCTAAGTCCCGTGCGGGTAGCATTTTAGGAGGAAAGTGCTAAGAACTTTTTAGACTACCAACCTAAACTATTGCGGTAAAATTAGGGTATGCGGAAACGTATGCCCTTTTTGTGTTACTACAAACTTATGGTTTGTATTCCTCGTATGTTTTTTCAAAAATAGACGCTTTACAAGGGTAAAATTCGCCCTCAATTCCTTTAATTATCCAATCCCCTATTTGAGCGGTCATAACACCCTCAATAGTCTCAATCGTCAGTCTAATACAAGATATTTTACCGTCTGAAACCTGACCGAAAAATGCTTTTCCTGAACAAAAATGTATTATTTCTCGTTCATTCAAGCCCGTCCATTGTAAGGCTTCAATTTGAATAGGTTTTTTAATAAATGTTTTGATTTGCTGTTTCATTTTTATCTAAAATTTATCGTCACAAAAAATTGGAGTGTGTGTTCCCATTTTACTTCCTCTTACATTAAATTCAAAATACTCGTCAGCTTCCTCCTCTGACATTTCTTTGTTTAAAATTTCAAGGCATTTTGATACTGAATAAATAACCCTCATTTCTTCAAGTTCAACCCCTATTATAGCCTCTTCAAAATAATCGAAAAATATAATTGGGCTATCTGTATCGTATGCTAACTGTTCTATTTTTTCTTTTAAACTCATATTTCTGTTGTTTCGTAAACTAAAATGCTCCCCTTAAAAGCGTGACGTTTTTCTGTAATAACTTTCCAAACAAAACCGTCTTCTACTTCCAAAGCGTCCATAAATGCTTTTATGTAATTATCAATATCGGGACGGGTGTTAACAGGGTATTTATTGTGCCTGTTTTTTTTCTTTTCTGACCAACTGTTCGGCATAGGAACAAGAAAAACAATCTCCAACACTCCTGACATTTTGTAGTTCATTTTACGGGCTTGTTGGCGTACTTTGTCTTTAAATTCAAAATACTTTGTAACGGCTTCTCTTTGCCTTTTGTGTGGGTCGCTGTGATTAGGGTTTGTTTTCCATTTGTCGCTTTGTGTCATTCTTACAGCACCCATTGGTACAACGTCAAATAAATAAAATTTACGGTTGTAATCAATTTCATATTCGAGGTGTATTCGAGGTGTATTCGAGGTGTGTTTTGGTGTATTTATATGACAAGTACCAAAACTTTCTTTTACCCTGTTGTTTTTAATTGTTTCTTTTACAGACATTTACACTATATATTATCATTACTCAATAGGGTGTTACTTTCCTCATTCAACCCCCTATACCATTGCTTAAAACTTGCTCTTGTAAACTTTTTAATTTGTTGTTCTGAAACACCTTTAACAGGGTCAATGCTAAGAACTTTTATAGCTAAAATCTTATCTTCGTGAATTGTGCCTGACTTAGCGTAGTTGACCAAATATAAGGTTGCCTCCAACTTTTTGCTTAATTCAAACAGCCGAATAAATTTGTTTTTGTTTTTATGCCAATATCGGTTAGGGTGCGAAGTATAAGGGTCAACAAATTGGTTTTTCTCGCAAAGTAAAAATTCCCAAATGATATAACCTCTTTCTTTATGCTTTTGCACTCCGTCAAAATCAATAGAATATCCAACGTCTCCCGAAAGCATTTCTTTTTTAAATAAAAAGCTGTTTTCGTCCCAATGACCTAACTTTTTGCTGTTATTTTCTTGCTCCATATTCCAAATGCCCCGTATAAGCCCGTATGATTTTTATATGCTGTTAATTAAGTCAGCGACGTTTTTCCAATCTTCACTTGACGCTGTTGTTCTGTTTTTGTATAATTCACGAAAGGCGTTTAAAGTAGCAGTCACTTTGTCTTTTTTTGTATTATTTGTTTGTGTTGGTTTGATAGGCAAATTGTCTGTTAAGTCCCACTCTATTACATTTCTGCCTGTAACACGACATTTTCTTACGGTCTTTTCGTAAATAACCCCTAAGTCTCTTAGTTCTGTGGTTCTTGAACCTAAACCGTGAGAGCCTGAATAAATATCTTTTAACGCTTCATTGCTCGTGCAAGGTGCGTTTTTCAAAATTGCTTCATATACTTCTAATCTTCGCTTTGAAAGTAAACCTTGTTGTTTTATTTGGTTGTAACAGTCAATAGACGTTTGGCGTGTTTTACTACTCATTTGTTAAAGTTTTAAAATTCAAAAATAAATACGTTTTCTACGGGTTCGTCAAGACCCTGTGATATTTTAATTGCTATCGGTAAGGATACGCAAACTGTTTTATTGTTAATGATACGGCTAAGGTGCGCTTCACTTATTCCAATTAGGTTAGCTAATTCAACACGTTTCATTCCTTTTATATCAAGTAACTCAGGTATTCTGTTTCCTGTTAATTTTTCTCGTTCCTTTTTTTGGTTGCTCATTTTTCGTTTGTTTTTGGGTTGTGTTCCAAAATGAATTTTGCTGTGTTGCTGTGTTTTCTTATTGAGGGACTGTTTTGTAACAATTCAATTATTTCGTCGTCCTCGTAACCTATAAATACAATAGCCCTTTCAGGGTTATCCTTTACTGACTTAAAGTTGTTCATATTGATATAGTAATGCTTATCAAAATCAACTCTTTCATTTTTCGACAAACCTTTTAGTTTAATGATATTTTCTATTTCCTGTAACTCCTTTTTTGTTTGTTTATCCCATAAGGCATAACCGTCTATTTTTTTGATTAAACTGATTATACTACTATGGTTTTTTAACCTAAAAGCGTCGGCAATAACCTGATTTGACAAAGAGGTGTGTCTTTTTGAAAAATAACAGGCGTACTGCTTCACTTTTAATACTTCGTGTTTACGAGTTTTACGAGTAAAATAGTCTTCGGGTGCGTTTAAGTATATCAAAACAATTTTCTTGATATATTCAACCACCTCATTTTCAGTTATATTATCCCTCATATTATCAATTATATTGCATTATTTAAAATTTTAAAAAAGCGACTGTTCTTCGTCTTCGGGAGACCATTCAAAGTCTTTGTTTGGTATTAACGCTGTTGTTGGCTGTGGTACTATGGGTTCTTCAATGTTTCTTGGTAAAAAATAAGGGTTGTCAACTATATTTGTGTTTTCGTGAATAAATCTTAAAGGTATATCCCCTAAACTTCCGTTACGGTGTTTCGCTACTAATAACAAAAACAATCCGTCCGTTTGGTGTATGTCGTCGTTAATCTCATATTCGCTTATTTCATAGTATTCAGGGCGGTAACAAAACATAACCATATCAGCGTCTTGCTCAATTTGACCGCTTTCCCTTAAATCTGAAAGCTGTGGCTTTTTTGTACCTCCACGCCCCTCGACTTGTCGGCTTAACTGACTAAGTGCGATTACAGGCACATTAAGTTCTTTGGCAATAGTTTTTAAACCCCTACTTATTTCTCCAATTTCTTGTTCTCTCGGTTGATTTCTTGTACCACTTCGCATTAATTGTAAATAGTCAATTACAATCATTTTAACACCCTCTTCCCGAACCAACTGTCGGCATTTTGTTTTAAGTTCAATCAAAGATAAACCCGCTGTATCGTCAATGTAAATTGGGGCGGTTTCAAGTGCTTTTGTCCTTGCTTCAAGTTCTATTATTTCCGAACCGTTAAGTTGTTTCTTGACCAATTTTGAAACATTAAGCGTACTTAGTATTGACTGCATACGGCTTACTAATTGTTCTTTTGACATTTCCAAAGAAAAAACTGCAACAGGAATGTTGTGGTGTATTGCGGGGTTTAAGGCAAATACAATAGCACAGGAAGTTTTACCCATTGCGGGGCGACCCGCCAAAATAATTAAATCTGACTTTTGCCAACCATTTGTTAGGTTATCAACTAATTTCAAGTTTGTTGGTATTCCTGAAAAATTCTTGCCGTCTGAATATAGAATATGCTGTCTGAGTAACTCGTTATGAATACCGCCAACTACGTCAATCTTTTTTGTCATTAAACCTCTTACAGCCTCCGTATATGAATTTATTTGACTTTCCATTGTTTCAAAAATGTCGTCCCCGAAATTCAATGCTTTTGTGTTGGCTTTATTATTTGTTTCTACAACAAACCGTCTTAAAAAGTTCTCCTGTAACAGCTTCAAATGTTTTTCTAAATTTGAGGCACTAACCACATTATTTGTCAAAGAAGAAATAGTCGAAGCCCCGCCAATTTCTTTCAGCGAATTTGTTTCCATTAACTTTTTTGTTATAGTCAACAAATCAATCTGTTCATTTGCTTTGAAAAGTTCCTTTAAAGCGTGAGCAATTTTTTGGTGTTTTTTATCGTGAAATAAATACTCGTTAAATTCTGACCCTACAACGTACATTGCTTCTTTGTCAATCAAAATTTCCCCTAAAACAATCTGTTCTAAATCGTGTTGAGTAGTTATCATTTCCTCACTCATATACTCAAACTCAATCTCAGGTTTTGTCCTTTTTTCCATAGCGTTTTTTATTAATTATTCTCCCAAGTAAATGTTTCTCTTGTCTTCAATAATTCTGACAAAATAAATGCTCCACCAATTTTAAACACTACGACGTTGTGGTAAAAATCGTTAAACATTTTTTCCCCATAAATGTCATACATAGCAAATTGGTCAAAGTCTTGATTTCTTAAATTGCCAATACCCTCTTCAATTTCTATTGTTTGGTTATCTGATATTTTAAGTTCAGAATAAAGGTGTTCTTGCTTAGTAAGATTTGTAATTTGACTTTGCCACTTAAAGTACATATCGGAAATACTTTGAGCAACTAAATCAATTTTGTCAATCGGTATTTTAATTCGGCAAGTGTGTGTTCCAAAAAAACCCGTTTGAGTAATCAAGGCATTTTCTTCCGTATATGTTAATTTGCTTACTATGTTCATAACCCTAAAATTTTATTTGATTTTGCTTTTTGTTGAGGGTTGGTTTGTCTTTTTCCAATCCAATAAAATAGGTGCGAAGAAACGTCTTTGTAATCATTATACGTTTTGCCTATTGCTTTCTGTTCCTCAATAAAAGAATTTATATGTTCCTGATATTGTTTTTCAGACAGTTTTTGGTTTTTAATGACGTGTTCTTTTAAGGTTGTTGATTTTCTTAACTCTTCTTCGTAGCAGTCAATTCTATTTTGCCAAGTTGCATTTACATATTCTCCCGTGTCTGATTTTGATAATTGACTTCTATCAATAAACTGTCCCCAATGATTTTCAAAGTAAATTGACTTTTCTTTGATTATCACTAAACCCGCTTTGTGTAATTCAACAAAGTATTTTTCAAATTTCTCATAGTCTAACTCTGTATCAAAAATTTCAAACGCTATTGAGTTTTCTGTTGTAGCTTCAAGTTTTTCAAAATGATACATAAGGCAGTTGATATAAACCATTTTACACATACCGCTCAAAGGTGCTTTTGCCCTTTCAAAAATTCTGTTTAAAGTCCAAAGACTGATTAATTTCAACATATTCTTTTATTAGTTTTTCGCTTAAATCTTTGTAAAATTGCAAGGGCGTATTAAAAGCGTTTGTAAATACTTTTGTTCCTGTTTCCCCGCTCCCGCCTACCGTATAATCAATGAATACGACAAACTTGTCTCCGTCGTAGTCAGTAAAATTTAACAGACTATTCTGTATTGGCACGTCAACCAAATACTCGCCCCGATAAATTTCAGTTAGTCTTTTAGATTTGTGACCAACAAAGCCCAAATCTACCCAAATTGCTGTTTCCAAACTCATTTTTATTGTTGTTAAGTTGTTTTTTATTCTCAATATCAATTATTTAGATTTATCATTTTTAATCTTGCTCCTCCAATGTTTTTTTTAAAATTTTAAAAATTTGATAAATTAGGATATACAGAACAAGTACGACTAATAAATAAAACCAATTACGGGTTACAGCAAAAGTGTCTAAGGCACTTATTGTTAATTTGAAGACTACAAGCCAAACAAATACCCTGAAAAAAAATAGTAAACCGTTCATTACGAATTAAGCATTTTTTTGTAGTGTTCATAAATCAAATCGGCTTCGTCAAGCATTTCTTGAAGAGGCACGTCTTTTTTGGTTGCTGTTATTTTAGCAACGTGGCGGTTTGAAGCGTAACC